TGCTTTAACGAGAGTATAAAAAATAATACCATTCCAAAATGGTTTGAAGATTGTAATGAAAAAGAAATTAGAATTGAAGGCGATAAAGTTCGAATTTGTATTTTAACTTTGGAAGGGCCAATGTGGTGTTCTGGAGATGATTATATTATTCGAGGAGTTCATGGAGAACTTTATCCTTGTCGTCGTCGTGTTTTTCTTGATTCTTATGTACCACATATCCCTTATCGACATATGGAGGAAATCGATGGAGTTTACGATTAATTCAAAGTAGAAGAAAGTAGAGTTATTTTATGAATCTGAAAAAGAGCAAGCGGCTATAATGGAATTTATTTCCAAGTGGCTAACTTTTAAAGAAGAGAACATTAAATATCAACCGACATATCGCACTGATGAAATTACTTGGGCAAGTAACTCTACTTCTCGTGGTATATGCGAAAGTTTAAATGGACATACTTATACAGATGTTACTAGTGCTATTATAGATAAAAACGATATTTCAAATGCTATAACAATTAGTTGTGCTGATTTGACAGCTTCAGAAGATTTACCAACTGGTTGTATTCATGTAACAGCTAAATCCAAATAATAAGTCTTTGCGTAATTGACTTTATAAAAACGCCGCGTGCCGATGCGATAAGACAGGGAGAAGGTCCCGCCGCAAGAATCCTTCCGCTCAATGACGAATCGTCAGGGCGTCAATCCGTAGATCTCTACTACGGACATATGGATGAAAATCTAAGTTAAATGAGGGAGGAAGCGTAAGTTATCGTAGGGCCGCTGATAACGCTCCAATAATATGGAGCAAGATAAATTATTTTTTTATCTTTGCCGTAGGGATAAATATATGAATAAATATTGGCATTGAACTCATGCGGTTCAGCACTTCGTGCCGAACCTTATTCGTATCAATGCTTCGGTCAGAAGTAGCTTTCATCTCGCACTGCGTGCTCGATGAAGCAACTTTAACCGAAAGAGAGGAGTATGGAAGAAGAGTTTGTTACACTAGTCTTTGATTACGAAAATAAAATTGATTGGGATAAATATCCTGAACAAAAGATACAAATAAGTAATACTTATTATGTTTTTCCAAAAAAACGTTTTGCTGAAATGGCGTATATTGTGAATGATTTTAAGAAACTTAATAAAAAAGTTATTGTCTTTATATGAGGTTTAAGGATAACTTTGTCCAATTATATTTTTTGATTAGAAATAATTAATTGGCGGAGCATCTTTTAAACTTACTTATAATTAGAGAAAATTATTCTCAATAAACCCAGGAGGATTTTATATATGCCTGATGGATTTTTAACCTTAGTTGAACAAAATTCTAACTTAGATCCGGTAACATATCAATATTTTAATCATTATTTTAATCATAGAACAGTGGTTTTTAATACTGATGTAGATACCAATATTGTAGAAATGGTTATTTTACCGCTTAAAGAATTTGAAAATGATGATAATTTTGAGCCAGTAAAACTTATTCTTTCTACACCGGGCGGATCAGTTAGTGATGGTTTAATTCTTTGTAATATTATCGACAATTACAAAAAACCTCTTGAAATTTATGTAATGGGTTATGCCTGTTCAATGGGAACAATTATTCTTTCTTCTGGCAACAAAAACCCAAATGTCACCAAATATTGTTATCCATTTACCTTTGCTTTATTCCATAGTGGTTATACGGCTGTTGATGGTGAATCTTTATCAGTTGAAGATCGTATTGAATTTAATCGTAGGGTCGATCATTCAATTCGTGATTATGTTGTAGCAAATACAAATATTACTGCAGAAGAATATAAAGAACATGAACGTCATCAATGGTATTTGACCGCAAAAGAAATGAAAGAAAAAGGTCTAATTGATATTATTATTGGTGAGGATGATATATATGAAAATGGAAAAGAATAAGGAATTAATCTTTTTCTATGATACTAGTGCTCTCCTTGGTGGTGCTCCCATCTAGGAGAATACTTATATTAGTTCGATTGTTTTCGACGAACTCGAACATATTAAAACGAGTAGCGTTAAAGATGATAGTGTAAAGTATGCGGCCCGGTCATTAGTAAGAAAATTAATGCGGACAAATACTTTCAAACACGAAATTTTTTCGCAAGAAGATTTGGAACGTATAATGAAAAAGCATCGTTTTCTTGAACGTAAGAATGATAGTTTGTTAATATGTGAAGCTCTCTTACTTACAAAGAAATATAAAGTAGTATTTATTACTCAAGATGCTTGTCAATATTTAATAGTAAAAGATAGATTCCCAGAAATACAAGTAGAATATTTTGAAGAAGAAAAGTATAAAGAGAATCTTTGGTCAGGATACCGTGTAGTTCACGCTTGTGATACTACTCTTGATCATATTTACAGCAATCCTGAGGACAATAGTCTAAATGCTGAGATAAATGAGTATGTAGAATTGCATGATGCTGATGGAGAAGTTTGTGATTTAATTAAATGGGACGGAACAGAATATAGTTCTTTAAATTATAAAGACATTAATTCTGAATATTTTGGTAAGATTCAACCTCGTAATATTCAGCAAAAAATGTATTTTGATCTGCTTCAAAATCGTAAAATTCCTATTAAGCTTTGTCGTGGTAACTATGGTACCGGAAAGACTTATCTTGCTTTAGCTCATGCTATGCATTTAATTCAATTCCATAAATTTGATAAACTTGTTTATATTCGTAATAATATTGAGGTTGCTGGCTCCAAAGCACTTGGTGCCTTACCCGGTGACGAATATGATAAGCTACTTCCTTATATGATGCCACTTGCCGATCATCTTGGTGGTCTTGAAGCACTAGAAAATTATGTTGATCAAGGTATTATTGAACCAATACATGTTGGATTCTTACGCGGCCGCAGTTTTAATAATAGTATTATATTTGTAGATGAAGGTGAAAACCTTACAAGCAATATTATAAAACTTATTGTTGGTCGTGTTGGTGAAGGAAGTGAACTTTGGATTCTAGGTGATGAAGCACAAGCGGACCTAGATATCTTTAAGAAAAATAGTGGAATTGCTACTTTAGTCAATAGTTTAAAAGGTCATCCCAAATTTGGTACAATTGAATTAATCAAACCAGAACGTTCTGCTGTTGCTCAGATGTGCGATTTAATTAAGTGAGGTGGTTAATCCACTCACTTTTTGACTCTTTATAATTTTTGTAGTATAATATTATTATAAGGGGTGATATGATGACTACTATTTATATGTGCGATACTTGTGGAAAAACTTATTCAAATGCAACTGCCGCGGCAGTATGTGAGCTTTCTCACCAGCCCGATTCAAATCAGAAAAAGGCATATGTAATTAAACTTGGAAATCTTGATCCATGTAATTATTGTGCTCGTGCATATTATGTATATGGTTGTGAACGCAATTGTGATTGTGAAAAAAATTGCAAAAATTACAGCCTATTTGTATCAGAGGAATAATTATGAAATATATTGAAAAAGATAGTTTAAAAAATGCTATCAATCAATTACCAGTTACCGAATTTAATGGTGTACAACTTTATCCTGCGGAACGTGTAAAGAAAGTTATTGACTTCTTCCCTATTCATAAGGAAGAAGATATTTATAGCCGAACAACAGAATTTATTACTGATTATGAACGAGATCCAGATATGCACTATGCCCAATGTACAATATGTAAAGAATTTATTCCTACTTATGCTCGTATGATGGATTATATGGAATTCTGTCCTTACTGTGGAGCAAAAGTGATAAGTATTCATAATGGTATGTGGTTGATTTAATAATTTGACAATATAAAAATTTTATTGTATAATATAAGAAAGAAATAAGAAAAGGAGTCTAACATGGCTTACGATATTAATTCAATTGAAAGCCTTTCCTTCCGAGAAGGTGTGCGAAAGAGAATCCAGATGTATCTCGGTTCTGATGATATTGAAGGCACATATCAGGCTCTAAAGGAAATTATCAATAATAGTACAGACGAAGCTCTTGCTGGCTATGGTAAGAAGATTGAAATTGAAGTAGGTGAATCTTCTAATTCAATTATTGTTCGTGACTTTGGCCGCGGAGTTCCATTTGGTATTCGTGAAGATGGCGAGAATGTTCTCGTGTCTATTTATACAAAAAGCCACACTGGTGGTAAATTTAGCAATGATAGTTACAAGAACGCCTCTGGTCTTAATGGTATTGGTGGTTCTTGTGTTTGTCTTTCTTCTAAACAGTTTCAGGTAAAGTCTTATCGTAATGGTATTATGGCGTCTGCTTCTTTTGTAAAAGGTGAACTATCTTTTTACACGGAAGTACCAACCACTGAACCGAATGGTACCGAAGTTCTTTTTATTCCAGACCCAGAAGTATTCTGTAATGGTGAGATTGGTTTCTCTTATGAGAGAATTTGTGAAGATATTAAAGCCATTTCTTATCTTTATAGTGGAATTACCTTTGTGGTAACTGGTAAGCTAATGGATGGCACAGAAGATCGTGTTGAATTCTGTGCTAAGAATGGTATTACCGATTTTATTAAAGATAATGCTTATAAACCGCTTCATAAGCACATCATTACTGCTTCTGCTTCTAATGAAGAGGATAGCGTTGAAATTGCTTTTCAGTGGGGTGCCGGAAAGGAACGTTCTTATGTATTTGTAAATGGTTTGCTTTGCCCGGAAGGCGGCACACCTATTACTGGTGCGAGAACTTCTATTACCAAGGTTCTCAATGGTCTTGCTAATGCTAAATTTGATGGTGATAAGATTCGAGAAGGCTTGTTCTTTGTAATGAATTGCAAGGTAGCTAATCCTTCTTTCGCAAACCAGACTAAGAGTAAGATTAACAATGCTTCTCTTCGTACTCTGACTTCTAACGCTTTTACCGCTGCAATCAAGCAGATGTATAGTGATTATAATGATGAGTTCAATACTGTAGTTGCGCTTCTTCGTAAGATTGAGAAAGCAGACGAAGCGGCTGAGCGTGCAAGAAATGCAATTCTTGGTCAGGAACGTAAGGAAGCCGCGGCTAAGCGTCGTAAGGTTCAGATGCCTGATAAGTTCAAGGATTGTGAAAAGCATGGAGAAGATAGTCTTCTCATTATTTGTGAGGGTAATTCCGCTCTTGCTGGTCTAATGCCAGCTCGTGATGTTAATACTGAAGCACTTTATGCAGTTCGTGGTAAAGTGAAGAATCTGCTAAAGCACCCGCTTGAAGAATGTCTTGAAAATCAGGAAATCAGTGATATCATTTGTGCTCTTGGTTGTGGCATTCAGGAAAAGTATAATCCTAAGAAACTTAACTATGGTAAAGTTGCTATCGCAGTTGACGCAGACGTAGACGGTAAGAATATTATGTGTCTAATCGCAACAATGTTCTCTGTTCTTATGCCGCAGTTTATTGAAGAAGGTCGTCTCTGTTGGCTTCAGGCTCCACTTTATCGTCTTACCAAGGGTAATCAGCGAGTGTTTGCTTATAACGATAAGGAACTAGCTGAACTTCGTCAGAAATATCCTACTTGGGAACAAGGCCGTAACAAGGGTCTTGGTGAGATGACTGCAGAAGATATGGAACTCTCCATGATGAGTAAGGAGAATCGTCATCTTGAAGTTTTGAAGATTAGCGATTTCGATTCCGCTATGGAATCTCTAAATATTCTCATGGGTGCGGGACGAGTAAAAGAGCGTAGGGAGTTCTTGTTTGAAAATGTCGATTTCGGAACACTATATAACTGATAGAGAAATTCTTGAAGAACAAGAATATTCTTATAAATGGGAACAACAGGAAATTGGTGGAGTTCTTATGCCAGCTTTAATTTTAACTACTCCGCCTCTTCCTGGCGAGCCTATCGTAGTTGGTAGGAAATATGGATCTCATTTTTATTATAAAAAGGAGAAAAAATATTTATATTAATTATGTAGCATGGAGAAAAATATGGTGCTTTAACTTTAAAATATAAAAAAGATGTTTTTTGGGTTTGTGCATGTGATTGTGGAAAATAGAATGTTTATGCGAAAGAAGAAGAGTTATTAACGAAAGCTTTTCCAAGTTGTGGAAAGTGTCGTAGAGAAGGTAAATATGCCTAGGAAATAGCAAAGATTGAAGCTATAAAAAAGACACAAAGACATCATGAATTAATCGCAAATAGTAAAGCTAAACGTTATCAAACACGAACCTCTCAAGGAGTTTTTTTAAGTTCAAAAGCGGAAAAAGAAATATATAAGTTATTAACATTTGCAAAAATTCCCTTTGAATGTGAAAAAGATTTTGAAGCTTGTTATCCAAACAGTAACAAACCATTTAGATTTGATTTTTATGTTGAAAATAAATATTTAATTGAATATGATGGTGAACAACATTTTAAATCAAATACTAAATATGGTGGAGAAGATTTTTTGAAACGTCAGCAATGGCGGGATTGGTATAAAAATGAATGGTGCAAAAAGAATGGTATTCCATTGATTCGTATTCCTTATACAAAATTATCTTCTTTAACTATTGAAGATTTAAGACTTGAAACTACAAAATTCCGTGTTGTATAATTGACATTTTCTAAAATTTAAGGTATAATATAAATAATGAAAGAAAGGAGTAAGAATCTGTGATTTATAATATTGATTTCCAGCAAGCTATTGAACAAGCCTTTCTTGAATATGGTGCTTCTGTTGCTCAGGAACGTTCTGTTCCGGATGTTCGAGATGGTCTAAAGATTGGTCTGCGACAGGGTCTGTATTCTCAGTATCATAGCAAGCTTACTCATAAAAATAAATTTCAAAAGGCTCAGAAATCTGTTGCTGCCGCAATGAGTCTTTGTTATGTTCATGGCGACGCGGCTATGTATGATACCTTTATTCGTGCGGCAAAGCCTTGGGCTTTCCGTTATCCTCTTGAAGAGGCTCAAGGTGCTTATGGTTCTCCGGCGGCACCAGATGATCATTCCGCGGCTCGATATGTTGAAATGCGTAGTAGCGAATTGGCAGATTATCTGTTTGCTGGTTTGAAGAAGAACGCGGTTAAAGAATGGTATAATAACTATGATGATACCGAGAAAATCCCCAGCGTACTTTGTCCAATTGGTTTTTGGCCGCTGATTAATGGTTGTCAAGGTATCGCGGTTAGTTTCTCTACCAGTTCTCCGCAGTATAATCTTCGAGAGGTTAATGCCGCACTTGAAAAACTTATTTTAAATCCGGAAGAGGATTTTAATAAAATTTATTGTGCTCCAGATTTTGCAACTGGTGGTACAATTGTAAATGCTCAAGAAACTCGTGAAAGTATCAAGAATGGTACTGGTAAAGCTTGTCGTATTCGA